GATTCCGAAGCCTGTTCCATCGCTCACGAACAGAGCGCAGCCCATGACTTCCCAAGCACCTGTTGCTGTCTCAACGCCGCCGATCTTGAACGGATGTTTGCCATCATTGGCAATCTGTCCATCCCCCACAAGCTCGTCGGTCGAGCCGGTGTTCCACGGCGAAGTTTGAACCCACGTATCAGTTGTAGTGGAGAACGCTTTTGCAACACGCATCAGCAGGGCAACGTTGCCGTCCGCAAGCGTCTCTTTGCCCTCAACTACCGCAGCATCGAACACGTCATAGGCGTTCGATGCGCCACGGTCGGGACAAGAAGCCGCGTTGCTGGTTCCGTACATGAGGGCGCATCCAACCGGCAGCGAAGCGGCGATTGAAGCGGCAACGACGATACGCGTTGTATTGCTCTCGGCAATCACAGGATGGAACTGTACGTTGAAGTTTGAGCAGCCTTGAAAATCCACCTGCGAGGACTTGTTAAGCGTCTTGGTGAGCTGGTGAAAGTTGATATACCACTGGTCGTAGGCGCTCATGCCGCCATAGCCCGTCGTGGCGCACTTTGTAATGTCTATAAGCGAATCGTGACTGATCGTGCGCGTCTTTACCGGCATACCCGAGATGGAGCGCGGGTTGTTATTCGAATCCATAGATAGAGGGTATGACGGCGTAAGCATATACGGTCGCAGACTTCCATCAGGCAAGTATGCATCCGGGCACGCGACGGCACCGGTGAACTTCGTGTCGGAGACAGACCATAGGGCATCGCCGTTTTCAAGCGGCTCCCAAAGCTGCCACACCACAGGCGCAATCTCGTAGACGTTGTTCCCCTTACTGTTGTCGATGCGCGAGAAACCGTAATCCACCGAATCGATAGCGACAACCCACGGTGCGCCGTCGGGATCGGCACCCGCGTTCGCGGAGACGTGGAACCACGGCCCGCCCTCCACATTACATGGGTCTACAGCTGGAGTGGTTGCGGTGGCGGCAACGAACTTTGTCGCAGCAAGACGCTTTGCCGCAGCGCTCACGGGAATCAGCGCCGTAGGGCTTCCAGCGGGAACACGCCATGTGTAAATAAGCCCGGTCTTATGCTTGTCCACCATTGCTTTGATTGCGCTGTTTTTGTATCGTCCGGTCGCTTCATCACGCTCAAGAGCTTTCACGTCGGCAAGCTTGCCGATGGCTGTTGCGATGGACGCAAGGCCGTCTTTCAGCGCTTCATCTGTCGGAAAGTTATAGTCCATGCCAACTCCTAACTAACTGTCATATCGACGAGAACAGGGCGCGTGTCCCCGTTCTCGTCTGTGATTCGCTTGAAATAAAACTGTCTGTCTGCGCTCACGGAGCCGCGAGCTTCCTCAGCCGCCTTACGAGCGTCCGCAGCCGCCCGATCTGCGCTGTCCGTGGATGCTTTCGCCGCGTTTGTCGCGGCAGTCGCAGCATTGGTTGCGGTGTCGGCGTTTGTCTTGGCTGTATTTGCCGCAGAAGCGGCATCTGTGGCGCTCTTTGTCGCGGCGTTCGCCTTGCCCGTCGCGGTGTTGGCCGCGTCCGTGGCGCTCTTGCAGATGTTGACCGCAGCGTTGGCGTTATTCAGCGCTCTGCCCGCGTCGGTGACGGCCTGTTCGCCCTTGGTGGCGGCGTTTTCTCCACGCCTGATAAGGTCATCAATCGCGTTGTCCCAAGACTGCGCGGGTTGCTGACCCTCTTTGGCGCTGCGCAGGATGTCCAGGGCGAATCGCTCCGTCTGTGCAAGGAAATCGTCCTTGACGATTTCGAAATAGGCTTCGTCGGTGTAGCCGGGAACGCTTGCGAGCTTGGATTCATCGCAAACGTAGGTGATCGTATTGCCGCTGACCGCGGCACTGCCACGGTAATAGTGGATTCGGTCGGGCAATCGGGCAACCAAAAAGGCGCTGTACCCAGACAAAGACAGCTCGCCGCCGTTGTCGTAGATAAGCGCCTTGATGGTCGTTCCGCCGCCCTCGCCCTGGGCGATTCGGATGCAGTTGTTGCCGCATCCGCGCTTGTCGACGTCAAGCTCGATAGTCTGGGTGTTCATCGGGCATCACCGTCGACCAGCATCCACTCGCACGCCAAAATCTCGTTTCCTGTCATCTTTCCAATCGCGTCGGCATAGGCAATCTTGAACAGTTTAGGTCGATGCTTGATGTTTGCGTACATCCCGATTTCGCGGCAGAAAGCCTTGTGCTCGTCTGAACCGATGCGAAGCTGCGTGCGACCGGTGGGAAGCCCATCATCGCCAAGTTCAGGTTCGCCGTACTGCGCGATAAGCTCATCGCGGCGTTTTAGGTACTCAAGCGCCTCCGCACGCAACACCCTCGTATTACGTGCGGCGGCATAGCCTACGATGTCGCGGCGGTCAAGAAGCGGCTCGAGCGCAATAAGCATCTGCTCCATCTGGGTATTGCTATATTCATCGGGGATGATGTTCTCGATTTCGATGCTCTGCTTGCTTTCCGTAACGCTGGCACCGAGCGCGGTTGCCAGAGATTCGATTCCTTTATCCATTGACCTTCACTTCCTCCACAATCGGTGCCGAATCGTCAAGCGCGGCGATTTCCGCGGCAACGTCTGTGACGCTTTCCTCTACAGTCTTGTATATGGCATAGCCACTCGCAGCGTAGTAATCGAGCATGTGCGGTTGGACGTAAAACGAGAGTCCATCCTTCTCAACTCTGTACGTGGTCATTCCATACCTCCTTATAGCGACGTGATCATTAGTCCATGGTCGAAAGTGATCGTCCAATTTGTCCAAGTCATAGACAGGTTTTGACAAAGGCCGGACACGTTATACGTTCCGGTCAGTTGAAGATTTGTCCACGAGCTTTTCAGGTTCCCGACGAGCGTGACGCTGCCGCTCATGCCGGTCTTACAGGAGACGTACTCGCCACGGTCTTTGTATTCGCCGACGCCGATCCAGTCATCGGTGAGAAGGCAAATGCACCCTTTGCCAGCGAGACGCGCGCCATACACCTTGGACTTGGTGTTGTAGTTGTTGAATCCGACGTAGCCCGTAATGTCCTCAGCTGTGCCGCCGTATAGGTATCCGTTGGCCATTGCTGTGTAGCAGGTGCCGCCGCCGACGCTGAAACCGTCTGTACCTATGTAGAGACCAGAGGTGTTCGAATCGAGCGTAAGCTTATATCTATACAATTTGTTGTTATCGATTGATAGCCCGCCGATGACACCATAGGTTGTCTGGAAATAGCCGCTCGTCAGATTCCAGTAGTTCTTCCCCTGACCGTCACCGATTGTTCCACTCTTGAGGTATGTCGCATTGACGTACAGCTCGCCGCTGGACATGTAAATGCCTTTGTTTGCTCCGTTGTTGGTAAGCCGATTGAAGATCTCTTGCTGTTTGAGGCTCTCGTCGAGCTTTTCGACAAGTTTCTCCGCATCGGTCTTAGCTACCTCTTGCGCAATCATGCTCGTAGCCTGTCGCGCTACCGCCGCATAGACTGTTACTGCGGATGAATAGTTTTCATAGGCGCTCTTATAATCCGACATGGCGGCATTCAGCGCCTCGGCTGTTGAGCAGTTTGTGACATCCGAGATGGCTGACATCAGGACATCGAACGCTCCGCCCTCGCCGAACGCTTTGTTGTACCTCGGCTCTAAGACTTGCGCCTTGAACTGAATCTGCAAATTTTTGTTTGCCGACAGCGATTTGTGTTGTGCAGATAGGTCTTCTTTATCTTTCTGCACGGTCTGGAGAATCTTATTTACGGCAGCTTTCTCCGCCTCGGTGACGATGCCGTCTTTGGCGATGTCGTCAACCGTCTTGTCGAGGCTGCTTATCGTTTCGTCTAGTTCCTCGTTCCTTGTCTGGAAGTCTTTCCCCAGATGCTCGATGTCGTTTCTGTTCTGCGTCATTCCGCCGTGCAGATCATCGATAACGCCATCGACAGTCCAGCCGCCATCGCCGTATTTGGCATTTGGCGAAAGCTGGAATTCGCCTGTCTCCAAGTCCCAATAGTTCGCGCCCACCTCGTCGGTGAGCAAGCCCGCGCGGATGCGGTCTGCCCGCATCGTTCCGGCGTTGATGCAATCGGCGCTGACTTGAGCGCCAGTGATGAACGTGCGCCAGTTCCATTGACCGTCGCTTGTAAGATTTGCGGCAAGGCGGATGCCCATGCCGTTGATGTTTACCGCCCACATGCCGGACGTTGACTTAAGCGGCACGCCTGTTTCTGCATCCAGCGGCACGTTGGAGTAGATCACGCCAAGCTCGAACGTCTCGACCTTGTAGGTGCCGACGGCATTGAACGCCTTGTTGAGCGCCGCCATGAGCTGGTTGAGCCACGAGACGGACGTGCCAGCCGCCGCATCGTAGTTAGCCCGCTGATTGCTGCCGCTCTTGAGCTGCTGCGCCATTGACTGAAAGATGTCGGCCAGATCATCGGTTAAGTTGCCGAACACCACCGTGGCATCGCCTGTCACCAAGTCGCGGGTCAGCTTCGAGACGCGACCCTTGAGTCTGATTCCCGCAGCGGAGAAGCCCTTGTCGATGATCGCCACGCAATCGCCGGCAGCAACGCTTTCCCAATCTCGACCGAAAGCAAATAGGTCGATCACGCTTGCTTCATAGGAGACGGTCGGCGTTTTGGCTCGCTCAAGGTAGTCGTTCGTTTCGGCAAGGAGTTGCGCCGCGTCCTCGCATTGCTCGTTAACGTAAACGTCCACGGCTGGCGCGATGCCGCCGTTGCCGTCGGGATGTCCCCAAACCTCGGTCGCGGAGGTATCCTCGACGTAATTCTTGCCGCCGTTTATATCGCCGAAAGTCAAGCGTCGGCCAAAACCGCCTCCATCGGTCTCAACGCCCTTGCCGTAACCGTAAACGCGCGTCTTTGGATTCGCGCTGCCGGTCTTGCGCTTGATGCTTATGAGGTCTTTAGTCCACGTAAAGCGCTTGGGGCTTTGCTGGTTTCCGCGTTTCGCGACCACGCGCACGTATCGGTGTGTGACCCGCACGCCGTCCGTCTCGATGACGGTTTCAAGCTCGCCGCCCCATGTTTTGAGCAGGTCGCTCAAGCCCTCGCGGACTTTTACGTGATAGAAGGTATGCGAAGCGCTGCCTGGTTGGTCGCAGTTGCCGACTTCCCAACGTGTGCCAGCGAGTATTGACGTGAGCGCCACAGCCACGCTGCCGGACGGTCGCTTGTCCTCGATATAGTCATCCCACGTCTCGTTGATTGAGTTGATGCACGTTACGCTGGTATATGGCTTGCCGTTGTCATCGTGGAGCCGCTCGATTGCGTCGACAATGTGCTCATGTACAACGCCTTGGCGGTCAACCCAAACAAGGTACTCCCCCTTGCCTAAATCCTCGTCGCACCTGATCTTAAGCTCGTCGGTGCCGTCCGTGGCGTCCTCATGTGTCGCTGCGGTGTAGGTGAGCCGTCCGAGATTCGCGCCAAAACGGCTGAAACGGGTGAAGTTGACCTTCTTGGTTAAAGCCATCTTTCCTCCCATTCCAACGTCGCGGAACCGCTAGAGATTTTGATGTGCGCACGGTCTTTAACACTGAAAAAGTCGCTCATAATGTTGAGCTGAGCGACAGAGCCGTTAACGGTCACGTGCTCTTTATCGAAATCCATCCGAACCACGCTCGAAGCAGTCAACGGCTGGACAACCTCGACGAACTCGGCGGTGTCGGTGTTGGTGATGCGCCAAGAGCTGCAAGCGCCGGGCTTGGCCGTCACGGTGAGCGCCGCAGGCAGCGTGCCGCCGACAGCGAACGATGCTGCGCCGCTCACGTCCATCCGGCGATGCTGACCGTAATAGTCGGGGTCGCCAATGTGGAACGTAACGGTTGCCTGCGGACAATCGTCGGTGATCTCGTCAAGGTCGGTTGCGCCGCTAACAATCGCCATCAAATAACGTGTAGGGTCATCAGGCAGATAAAGCGGCGCTGGCTCGTCAGACCAGAGCAGCGCCGCCAGCTCATGGCGTGCCTTTGCGACCTCGCGCCGGTGCTCGGTGCGAATCCACATGTCAATCTGCAAATCGTAACCGGCGCGACGAGCGTTCTTGAAGTATTCGCCGTGCCGTCCGGGCGCATCCTCGAAGCTCGCCGAAACGTCCGCCATGATTGGGCGTCGCACCTTACAGTAGACGAGCTTCGACAGGTCGTGCCCGTTGAAGACAATGCTGTCGCTTTGGTTTCGCTTACGCTTAAGCTCCAACGGGCACCCCCTTCTGCTTTAACCTGCTGGCAATACCAGCGCCGATCTGCTGACCGGTCGTGTACGCGTCCATGCTGTTTGCAACGGTAGCGTTGACGGTCACGTTCACCTGGGCTCCGCCACCGAAGCCGCCGCTTAGGCGGTCGAGCACGCGAGAAATACCCGCCTCGACGCTCTCTCTGACGCTTGTGCGCAGCTTTGTATCGGGCGTGACGTGCTCAAGTCCAGCTTCGCCAACGCCAATGATTGAAGGCTTGTCGAACGATGCGCCCTTTGCATACCAGTTGACGCTGATGGACGGCAGCTCCACAACGCCACCGATGTCACGCCAGCTGACGTGGAAATGCGGCAAGCTGATATGCGGCAAGCTGATGCGAATCCCGCTGAACGCCCCCTGAATCCTGCCGGGGATGCCGCTGACAAAGTTCCAGGCATCATTGATCGGCGAAGTGATATTGCTCTTGATGTTCGAGAAAACGCCAGCGACCTTGCTGCCAAGCCCCGGAAAGCCAAGCTTCTCACCGATGGCGTTTCCGGCGTTTATCGCATTATCCTTCGCATTGTTCATCTTCGTCTGGATGTTGCTTTGGATAGCCTGGAAGGCAATACCGGCCTGCGACTTCGCAGCGTCCCAATCACCGTTCATGGCAGCTTTAAGGGCATTTGAAGCCGAAGAACCGACAATTTTGCCGGTGTTCATATCTGTTTGGATTGAATCCCTGATAGCGCCGAATTTTTCAGATGCTCCGGATTTCAGATTCTCCCAAGCATCGGACGCGTTGGCCTTCAAGCCCTCCCAAGCATCGGACGCGCCTTGCCTTATGCCTTCGAACTTTTCCGAAAGGCCGTTCTTGACCTCTTCGGCCTTTCCGGTTATCCCGTCCCAAATCCCAGACCAGAATTCCGGCACGCCTGCGAAGAAATCCTGCACGCCCTGCCATTTCTCTGAAATCCAGCCGGTGAAGTCAGACCAGAGCTGTTTACCAGTCTCGGTTTGTGTGAAGAACCACGTAAGGCCAGCGACGGCAGCGGCAACCGCAGCCACGCCAAGCAAGATTGGGTTTGCGGCGATCAATCCGGTGAACGATGTCCACCCTGTAGAGAGCTTGCCGCCAAGGGTCGATGCCAAGCCGCCCGCTTTCTCGGCGATGCCGCCGAAGCCTGTTGCAGCCGTGCTTAAAGCGCCGCCGCCCTCGCCGAACTTGCCTGCGAGGGAAGCAAAGCCGCCGGCAACGTCCTTGAACGTCTGCCCGATCTCAATGCCCTTTTGGAGCGTCTTGCCGATGCCCGTTGTAAGCCCGCCGAACGCAACCGTCCCCAAAACGACATTGGTTGCCATGTCCTGCTGCTCTGGCGTTAGGGACTTATACCAATCGCTAACGCCCTCGAGCGCCGGTGTTACTTTCTCAAGCAAGGTCGTTCCAAGCTCGAGCGCCTTTTCCTTGAAGGGCATGGCCGCTTCGCCAGCTTCGGCCATCTTCTGGTTTAGCTCGGCCTGCGCTTCGCGCGTGTCGAGCATCGTCTTATTAGTCTCTTGATACGTCTCGCCAATGTTGCCGTAAAGGCCATCGAGCGTCTGCGTGATAAGCGAGGAGCGCTCCTGCTCGTCACCGCAGGCGGCAAGCGCCGCATTGAAAGCGTCCTCTTTGGTAGCGCCCTGAGCGATCTGGTCGTTGAAAGCCTGCTGTGCCGCATGGTTGCCAGAGAGTGCTGCGCTCCACTGCTCGTTGCTTGCCGTTGCCCAGTTGAGGGCATCGGCAAGACCGCCGGTGACGGTGCCGGTGTGCGCCGTCTCCTGCGATGCTTCCACGAGGTTTTCGAGCGGCAATGCATCGCCGAACTTGGAGAACGAGCCTGCGGCGATGTTGCTCCACTTGTCCAGTTCCTGCTGGTTAGTGGTCAAGCGTGACAGGTTCTGTGCGGCTTCGGTCGCGGTGTCCTCTTCGCCAAGCAGCTTATAAAACAGGGTATAGGAGCTTCGCGCCTGCTCGGACGTGCCGCCTGCATCCTTCCAGGCAGCGTCCAGCTGATGCGTCTGCTCGATCTGCTCCTCCTGGCTACTGGCAAGACCGACAAGCGCGGTAGCAGTACCGGTGACGGCACCGGTAATCGTCTTTCCGGCAGTCTCTAGACCCTTGCCGGCCTTTTCCAGCTTATCGCTGTTGTCCTGAATTGTCTGCCCGAACTGGTAAAGGCTGCTCTTCGATGCTTGGGCTTCGCGGCTGACGCTTTTAAGATCGTCGGAATAGCTCTCGAGCTGGTTCTCGCAAATGGCGATTTGTGCCTTAAGGCTCGAGTACTGCGCTTCCTCGCGCTCGGTGAGCGTCGCACCGCTGCGCTTCTTCTCGTCGAGCGTCGCAAGCGCGGCCTTGTAGGCATCGAGCTTCGTTTTCGTCTCGCTGTATGCTCGATTGAGAAGCTTTTCCTTCTCAACGAGCAAATCCGTGTTGCCGGGGTCGAATTTCAGGGCGCGATTGATGTCCTTCAACGCACTCTGCGTATCCTTCGCCGTGCTCTGCACGCTCTTCAACGCGCCCTGCAACTCGGTCGTATCTCCGCCGAACTTGATAGTCAGACCTTTGTACGTGACAGCCACGGTTCCACCTCTTTTCAGTTGTCAATGAAAGAAATGAGCGCACAGAACAGCGCACCGCATAGGTGCGCTGGCGCTTTACGCTCACATGCCAGCCCAGAAGGCCGCTTCGGCCTGCCGCGCCTGCTCGTCATCCTCGGCGTATGCCACAGCGTCGTTGACGAAGCTGTACACGTCGATAAGGTTTTGCACTTGCACGTAAGACAAGTCGTGCAGGTCTTGGACGCTCAATCCCGCCTGCTGGCAAGAGTAGATGTAGAGCGCGTCGCAGCTACTCTCCAGTTCCCTCGGCAGCGGCGGCATCGGGTGCTTCGGCGGGCGCGGCTTCCACGTCCGCTTTTGCGTTCGGAAAAAAGTTGTCCTTGATGATCTGCATCACGTCAGATGCCCAACCGCCTTTGCACTCAAGGTCGAATTCCGTCTGCGGGAAGCCGCAAACCCAATCCTCAAAGGACTTACCGAGGTCTGTTTTCTCCTTCGCAGTGGCGTTGTATGTCTTCGCGCAGGCGTAGAAAATCTCAAGCAGTGGCACGATAGGCGGAATGTTCGACGCCGCCGAGACATCGAGAACAACGGAGATGGCTTCGTTGATGTCCTTCGGACGGCGCGAGCCGTCCTTGCGCTCAACGAAGAACTCACGTGAATAGGCAATTGGAGTGAAGGCATTGCAAGCGACCGGGTACTTAACGCCGCCAACCTCGATGATTCCGCCGTCCATTACGCGCTCACACTACCAATCTTGGGCGTGACGGTAATATCGACCTCTTCGAAGAACTTGTCGTATCCTTCAATGTCCCCGTACGTGTCGATGTAGCTGCCGCGCCAGCCGCTCGGCAGCTTGACGGGACGGAACACAAGATCGTAATCAAGCTGCGTGATGTCGGGCTTGTCCTCAAGTGTCTTTGCATCGACGGATGCGGGCTTGCTCGTGCACTTGTAGATGCAACGGCGCTTTCCAACGACGTGTCCGGGCTGCTCGCACATGAATGCGAACGGCTTAGGTGTCTTGCCGGAAGTTGCCAGCAAGCGTCCTTTCTCGTCGATGTCGAATCCGATAATGTCAGCCAGAAGCGCACGCAGCTCTGGCGTGCTCTCGATGTCGTAAAGCGACCACGTGATAGAGCCGCCGTTATCCTGGTACTTGTCCAGCCACGTCTCGTTATCGCCGTGGCTCGTCGACTGCTCAATGGACGGCTCAATCTTGATCTCGACCGTGCCTGGGATGTGGATAGGCTTCTCGTACGTAAACGTCTCCTCGTTGGTAAGACGCGCAATATGCGCGTTCTTAACGCCGAAGAACCCATTTCGCGCCATGTCGGCTCCTTTCTTTACTCGGTCACGCCAACCTCATAGGCCGTCTCGATAAGCTCGTCACCATCGAGCGACGTGACCGTTTTCACATAATTGAAATCTGCGGCATCGAGCGCCGCTTCGAATCGCTTCTCAAGCCCGTAGTCGCGCTCTCGAACGTAAAGCGCCACATCGTAGGGCATCCAGCGGCACCATCCCACGTTGTCGGCGCTCACGCCATCGCCGTAACCGGCTTCGATGTCGATATACGGAGGTGTGGGAAACTCTCCATCGCGGAAACCGCCGTTAGCCCACGGCAGGCCGAATGCATCAAGAAGCTGTGCCAGGTCTTTAAGGCTGTTCATTACGCCCCCTTGGAGAACTCAGCGGCAACTTCCCTGTAAACGCCTTCGATAACGTGATCGCCTTCGACCCTGCCCGGATAGCTTCCATGCTGGTTTTTGATAACGTGGCCGTTCTCAAGCAAATGCGTAAGCTGATACTGCCTGTTGTGAACAACGCAGGTGGTGCCAGTCGCTTCGCTCTTAACGTCGGCAGACCATCCCCTTGCATAGCTTCCGCCGTGGCGCTTCTTCTTCCGGCTTCGCTCTTTCAGAAGGCGAACCGCCTTGCTGCCAGCGGCCTTGACGTTGCCCTGCAAGACCTCTTCGTTGTCCTCGATAACCTCTTCGATGCTGTTGACGATAATCGATTCAAGCTGGTCAATCTTTATCCCGCTCACCGGTTGCCTACTTTCTCGACCAGCGTAAGCCGCACATTGTCGACGTTCGCCACAACCGCCGAATCGACGGCGTAGCGGATACCGCCGAACTCGCAGAGCCTTTCACCGCTGTATGCGCACGCGCGTACCGTGATGACGGCCTGCGGCTTAACTCCGGCCTGCGCGGCGGTGTAATACGCCGTCTGGCTGATGCCGTACACGTTGCACGGCACACGGCGGCACCGCTCCTTTTTGTGCGATACCCCCAGCTCGTCACGCTCGGATACCGTGGCGATCAGCGTACAGATGCCAGCCCAGCCGCTCATGCGGCATCACCGCCGTTGTACGCCGAATCACCGCTCATGCTCGTAAGCATGGTTTCGAACGCCTTCATGAAGCGCTCGGCGTCTGGGTTGTCCATGCCGAAGTTGGCCTTGACGTAAACCTTTATCGCAAGCCGAACGCGCCCGTCCGAATCGTCGTTCGCCTTGGCATCCGCTACGCCGCCCGCAACCAGCTCGGCGCGGGCGGCTTCGATTACGTCTGAAATCTCTTCGTCGTAGTCGGTTACGAAAGCCGGGATGCGAAGCGCGGCGCGGCACGCATCCAGCAGCTTGCCTTTAGCCTTTGCGGCCATGCCGCGCCACCTCCTTAAGCCTGCTTGATAGTGAGCTGTGCGAACGCTTCGGGGACAGCAAGAACACCGTCGAACAGAACATAACCGTCGAAGCAGCGCTTCTGGGTTCGCGGCTGGACGTAAGGCGTAATGTCAGGGCCATCAAACATGTTGCCCTTGAACAGGTCGGGGAAGCCGGCCTTAATCACGTTGTCGGCGATTGAATCGTCCTGCTTTACAACCTTGCCGAAGATTCGACCCTGAACCGTCGGATCATCGGTAGCCTCATTTGCAAAATAAGAACGACCGTTGGCATCCTCAAGCATGGCAATCTGGTTCCAGATGGTGTTGTTATTGGCGTAGATGATGATTCCCTTAGCCGCTGCGTTGCCGTAAGAGCGAAGCAGGCTCAGCATCTTCACGATGTCGGCCTTGGTAAGTTTCTTTACTGCCGCCGTCTGAATCTTGTTAGCGGTCGCGATGCCGTAAGTCTCATCGGCGAGCTTCTCGTGGACGAATGCGTTGCACACGACGGAGAGACGTGCAGAAACCTCGGAAATGATGTACTGCTCGAAGCCGGAAAGCGACTGCGTTGCCATCTTTCGGGACATCTCGACGGTCTTCTTAATCTCCGATCCTGCGAGCGGCACGGTATCGAAGTCATTTTCCTCGATATCGGTAGGGGCTTCGCCCTCGTTGGTCTTGGCCGCATCGCCCTTCTTGATGGACTTGTGGCGCGGGAACTCGACCTGACCAGACATGTTCGTTCGGCTGATGTCACCGAAGAGAACAGCAGTATTGTCGATAAGGGAAATGATCTCGTTCTGCACGGACACGGGAACGATGGAATCAGTGTTGACCGTGGTCATGGTGAACTCGGCTCGCTGCTCGATTGCGTGGCGCTGAGCAGCACGCTCAACATCGGTGAGCTCGGTGCCGCCGATAAGCTGGATGCCGGAACGCTCGGCAAGACCCTTAGCCCATGCACGGCGCTCAGCTTTGTCGTAATCGGTCACGTCATATGCAGTGCCGGGGATGCCAGCGACGTTGGCGGAACGCGCCAGCGGCACGGAATCCACGCGCTGTGCGCGGCCTGCGTCGATGGCGGCACGGGCGTTCGCGACGGCGGCGTTGCGAGCCTGCGCCGCCTGTGCGGTCTGGGCGGTACGCTCGTTAATCTGGTCGGTCAGATCGGCCATGCGGGCTGCATCCTCTTCCGTCGGTTCAGTACCGTCAGAATACTGGTCGACAAGCGCTTGCAGGTCGTTAAGAAGTTCCTCAAGTGTCATTGCTAGTTACCTTTCTTCGCATTGGTAATTGCCAGGCACGCTTTTGCTCGAAGCAACGCGCCCTTCCTTCGCGCAAACTCCTTACGCGACTGCTCAATCACTCCGTTGAGCAGGTTTCTTGCACTTATTTCGGTGTTCGGGTCAGCAGGAAGGCTGACTGCGGACACGTCATAAATCTTCTTGACGCGCGTGATTGTCGTGGTATGCGTGTCTCGGTCGTACTCGGACGCGCCGATGGTGAACGCCCACGACATGCGCGTAACAAGGCCGTTATCGATTTCCTCGAATCGGTTTCGGGCGGCTTCTGATTTCGAGAGGTCTGCGGCCATAAAAAGCCCGTGCTCATCGGGCTCGACGATGAGCGTTCCGTTCGACTGGCGCGCCAAAACGTCGCCCACATGGTCAAACTGCATGATGATGTCGCTCATGTCTGTATCGACGAATGCGTCTGGGCTGATGACTTCGCGGTACTCGGTACCGTCCCAAGGGTCTTCATATAGGACATATGGGTCATTGAATGTCGAAGCGTATCCCTCGACGTAGTAGTCGGATTCGATGCGCTTCTCGCGGCCTTCGCCGCCGTCAAGGCTTCTCAGGACCACCGACATCTGGCGGTACTGGCGCTCATTCGGTTTCGCCGGCATCGGCATCACCACCCTTTCCATCGATTTTGGCGATATTCGCGTTCGTCTCGGCGGCCTTCGCCGCCTGATCTGTTGTGTGCTCGCTGATCAAGTCCAGGTCGATGTACTCACCGCGAATTACGTGACGCTCGCCGCCGGGGTAAGACGGTGACTGGAACACCTCTGCAACCTGATTGCCGCACCAGATGCCACGGTCGAACAGCGCCGTTGAAACGTTGAGCTTAGTTTGATTGCTCGCAAACTCCAGGCGGTTCGCGCTGAACATAATCGAGTTTCCGTGGGCAATCTCGTTCGGCGTGAACGTCATCGCCGTGAGTACGTACCCGAGTTGGATTGCGAAGACCTCAGTACGTCCCTCATAAAAGGCGTTGTACGTGTCCTCGTCGGCTCGGTTCATAACGATGTCTTCGCTTGATCCGAAGAAACGATAGGCCGCTTTTTCTATGCGCTCCATTTGTGCGGCGTCAACGGTGTAGTTCTGTGGCGCAATCTGCTTAACCTCTTGATACTTGTTGTCGTAAACGACGATGCCGCCCGCGTTCGACGCTCCCAACTGCTCGTTGAAGTCCTTGGCAGACTTCTTCGTGTCTTCCGGGTTTCGGTTTTGCGAAAGCTTGCCGATGAAGCGCACTGCCGCGCCCTGCTCGATAGCTGTTTTCTCGGCTTCCTCTTGAGCGTGAATCAAGTCAAGAGTTGGATTGAGCACGTTAGTACCGTCTCCGAACAAATCGCTCTTGAACTGATGCCGCGTCATAACGCCGATGCGCGACCACTCAATCAAGGTCTTATCGCCGCCGGGAAAACGGAGCTCAAGCCATAAAGCGCCGTCAACGTCGTAGGCTTCGCACTGACTTGGCAGCACTGGGTAATAGCCAACGGACGTAATTCCATCCCCGCCGTCAACAGGGACGATCAAGCACGTGTCGCAAACGTCAAGAATCGTTGAGACGCGATGCAAGAATTGCGGCACGGTCATCCATGGATTCGGTTGCCACTGCAAAGAGCGCGTCCATTGCGGTTGCGCCGTACCAGAAATCTCAGGCCGCAGCTTTGACGCATGGTCGGCGTTTCGCTCGATGATGGAGCGCGTCAGCTCGGCTTCGTAAATTCCTCCAGACCACGACGTGAAGCGCGGCGCGTAGGCCGTGAACGTCTGAAAGTAGCCATCGACTGCCTGCATGATCGGCTTATGGAACACGGCATCGAACATCGAGCGGAAAAGCGTTGGTTTTCGCACGTTTTAACCTCCAATCATGCTTTGGTAGTCATCCATCATGTCTCTGAGCACAACGAATGCATCGCACTCAGCCGCCCAGGCATCAATGCGGTTGCGCGGGTCTTGGTTCTTCTTGTCGGGCGAAATGTTGCCGTTCGCGTCGTTTCTGATCATCACGTTCGAGCGGCACCATTCCGCTATAGGGTTCTGGTTATCGACGATGCGGTTTTCCTTGTAGAGCGCTCGAAGCTCCTTCATGGGCATGGACAAGGTTTGCGCACCCTGTACTACCTTTCTGAAGTTATCGGCTCCGAAATAGCCCTCGTAAGCTTCAACAGTCGGAACGTCTCGCATATGCCACGGGTCATAGCCGCAGGCAACCGAATAAATGCCGTACTTTTCCTGAATCTCCGTGACCCAATCCAGTACGTCGCGCTTGTCGATGATCGGCGTTGCCGACGTCCTGAGCAGCCCGCGGGCAATCCAGGCATCGTACGGCACGCCGTCTCGACCACCGCGCCGCCCCTCGGCTTCCGCCTGTTCCAAAGCGCGAAGCGGAATCCACGCCATGTGCATTGCGTATATGTGCTCGTCGTTCGGACGCATCATAAGCAGGCACGCCGCCGTTAGGTCGGTCGTGTCCGAAGCGTCCACGCCGAGAACTGCATAAGAAAACGACCCATCGGATGGGTCGAACGTGGCTTCGTTGTGTATCTCAGACCATTTGAGCCAGGCTTGGCTCTGATTCTCAATGAGGTTGAAGTCTTTTACCAGCAGCGTCGGCAAGAATGTCGGGTCATCGAGTGCCTTGGAGACGTTTTCCCTGAGCGATTTCAGAGACTTGATTGTTCCAAGTCCGGGATTCGCCTTAATCCAGCACTTCTCGTCTTTCCATTCCTCGCGCTCGTCAAGCTCAAAAATGAAAGCGATGAAATGCTCGGCTTTTTCTCCAGATGCTTCGCCGTTCAGCCATTTGGCAGCGTATTCGTACTGAGCATCGAAAATGCCACCGCGCACGAATCCGTTGGTCGTGATCTCAAGAACCAGCGGTTGCCTACGGGCGGAAATACCCTGAATCGTCAGGTCGTAGAGGTCGCGGTTTCGCATGGCTGCGAGCTCGTCAACGATAGCGCCTGAGATGTCCAAGCCGTCAAGGTGGTTCGTGTTGGCGGAAAGCGCCTTGATTGACCCCATGTTGAGGCCGCAGTAAAGGTCGCTCACGCGCTTTCGCACGTGCTTTGCCAGCGCCGGTGAGGTCATCACCATTCGCCAGGCGTTGTTGAAGCCCTTCGCCGCCTGATCGTGAGCCGTAGCCACGTTGTAGACTTCGGGCGCACCCTCGTCATCGTTAATGAGCAAGTCAAGCTCGATAGCCGACGCAAGCGCGGTCTTGCCGTTCTTTCGCCCCATAATCCAAAGGACTTCGCGGTATTGGCGCAAGCCCTCGGCATCGACGAAACCGAAGATTACGGAGAGGATGGCCAGCTGGAAAAGCTCGAGCTTGAACTTGCGTCCAAGCTTTCCGCTCGGAAGTCGGCAAAACGTCTCGATGAAGGTGACGTGCTTCGCCGCGAACTCTTCGCGGTAATGGTACGGATAGAGCGGATCGGTGTTATCCAGGTCGCGCAGCACGCGCTCCGCGAGCTGATGCATCTTCTCGCAAGCAGTGATCTCACCGTTGAGGATGCCACCGAAGTAGCTTCGTATCGCCTGCTCGCAGCGACCAGCGCCGCTTCGCTTCTTAGCCGCCGAAGCGCGTTTCATTGAGGTAGTCAATGAGCGCATCGCCTGCGGTGCTGCCGGACGGCATCATGTCGGTGAGCTGCTTGATGCCGCGTGAGAAGGTCGTGAACAGCTTGTTGTAGGCGCTGAAACCCGGATGCTCTCGCAAGCCGGATTGACCGCCGCCGTTGTCATATTCGGTGAAGATGCTCTCGTACATCAGCTCGCGGCGGGCTTCGTCAAGCTTGACCTTCAAGAACGCGATGTTCGACATCAGCGGAAGCACGGCGCTTCGCTTCTCGTCTGGTATCGCGTCCTTAGTGAGCCGTTGGAGCTTTTTCAGCTCGCTTTGGTATCGGCTCTCGATGGAAGCAGTGCGCTTCTTCGGGGGACTTTCCGTGGCTTTGGGCAAAAGGTCGTTACTTTCGCACACTTTTTGCCTTCCCACAAGACCACCCCCGTTCTGAAACCCGTCACACGCAAATTTCTATCTTCCGGCGTTGGTGCCCTATGCTGGGTGCCTTGGTTTTATACCGGGGGGATAGCTCGAAGCTGTGACCTGCTGTTTTGTCTGTCATTTTGTTTGACTGTGCGCTTGTGCTCAGTCTGTGTTTTCGTCTGTCAGCGAAATCAAGTTGCCGTCCTCGTCAAAGCGCAGCCCTTGCCTTGTGCTGCCCTGCCTTGCCCAGCCGTGTACCTTTTTGTGGCATAGGTCGCACAGGCTAACAAGGTTGCGAGTATCGGTCGCTATGTTCGGATCGCTGATGTTCGATGGTGTTAGCTCGATGATGTGGTGCACCATCGTTGCCGGTGTTGCGATGCCAGCCTTAAGGCAATGCTGACAAAGATAGGCGTCACGTTGCAATGCGAGCTCTCGCGCCCGTTCCCAATCCTTGGAATGGTAGAACCGATACGAGAAGCCCTTAGCCATTGCGCGACCCCCAACAAAAAAGGGACGCGACCAAAGGCCGTGTCCCTTTCTGATAATCCACCGTACCGAAATATAACGCAAACCGGAAAGTGATGACAAGTACCAATCTCAAATATCTTTGAGCGCGGCAAAGCCCACCTCGTCGATATAGCGGAACCCAACG